GATAACTTAAGCGCGGCCGAGATGTTAATGAGTACAGGTGAAATAGACCTTGTAGTTATAGATTCTGTTACTGCTCTTATACCAAAGGTAGCTGCAGACGCTTCTTTAGACGATAATACTATAGCTCTTTTAGCACGGTTAATGAGCAAAACGTTACTAAGATTTGTACCTATTGCAGCAGAAACACAAACTTGTGTTATTTTTATAAACCAAACCCGTAATAAAATAGGTGCCTATGGTGATCCTAGGATTTCTACAGGTGGCGAAAGCTTACCATTCTACGCTACTGGGCGAATTAGGGTATCAGGTATAGGTTCTAAATCCAATAGGATATCCGACGAAAAAGGTGTAATTATAGGTCACAAAACCACCTTTGAGATTTTAAAAAATAAATTGGCCGCACCATTTACCTCTGCAGAAGTTCCATTATATTATGGTATTGGTTATGATAACACTGCGGAGATTATAAAAATTGCCACAGACTTAGGTATTTTAGTTAAGTCTGGTAGTTGGTATAGCTATGGCGGGGATAATATAGGTCAAGGAGAAAACGGTGTTCGTAAATTCTTTGAAGATAATCCAGATGTATTTTTTGTAATTAAGCAGGAAACTACAGATATTTTAGGTTTAACACAGTTTTATGACGCACAAAAAGCGCATGATAAATCTAAGTTAGCCTAGTATAATATGGCAATTAAACATGTTTATTCTTTTATTAAAGATCAATTTAAACTTAAAGGTTGGAAACTTATTGAAGACACCTATGTTAATAGTAAGTATCCTATGATTTGTGAATGTCCTTTAGGTCATCTAGGTCTTAAAACTTACAGGGACTTGCAGCAAGACAGAGGTTGTATAGTTTGCTGTGGTAGAGAGTCTATAACTATAGATAAAGTTAAGAAAGAACTTGCAAAAATAGGTTATATGCTAATTAATAATAAATATGTTTCAAGTAGTATTAAGATGGAATGTTTGTGTATCAAAGGGCATTTATACTTAACCTCTTGGGATAATTTTAGAGAAGGTAGAAGATGCCCAATTTGTTACAAAGAATCAAGAACTGGTAAAACTAATTCAAATTGGAGGGGTGGTACTTCTTTCGAGTCTTATTGTCCTATTTGGTCAGACAAAGGCTATAAGGCTGATATCAAAGAACGTGATAACAACATTTGTCAGAATCCTTATTGCTTTAAAACTACAAAGAAACTACATATACATCATATTGATTACAATAAATATAATTGTCAGCCAAGTAATTTGATTACAGTTTGTGGATCATGTAATTCACGTGCTAATAAAGATCGAGAGTGGCATACTGAATGGTATCAAACTATTATGAATAAAAAATTTGGATATGTATATGAGTAAAATAGCCAATGATATATACTCAGGTATAAAAAATCTATTTCCGCATGATACTATTATACCTGAGTATTATGTAAACTATAAAAATACAAGACTACTGTATGACTTTTATATAAAGCGTATAAGTGTATGCATTGAGTGTCAGGGAAGACAACATTCAGAGTTCGTTAAACATTTTCATGGTGACAAAGAAAAATTTTATGGGCAAAAAAGGAGAGATAACTTAAAAATAGAATACTGTGAAGAAAATGAATTGACTTTGGTATATTTTTATGATACAGTAGATAAAATAACAGATGAGCTAATCTTAAATAGAATATACGAAGCTCTTGATAAGTGAGGACTATATGGTATACTTAATTAATGTTAATGAGAAAACACTACATAAAGATTGTAGCGACTTTATTTGTTTGGCAGACGGAACCCGTACAGGCGAGCATCGCTATTGTAATTTGAGTTTGCAGTGCAGACAGCTAGGTATGAAAACTGATTGGTATCATTTCTTTAACCATGAAACTAAAGAATATGACTTTGACTACTTTTGTACCGGCATGGTGGTGAATGAAGAAAATAAAAGAGATGACGATGAGGTATCTTAATGGAAGTAGGCTTAGATTTATACAAGTATTGTAGACCAGATGATAGTTTTGTATCCCAAGTTTTTGCGTACGATGTACGTACTTTAGAACAGACAGATGATGTTTTTATAAGTAAGTGTGTAATAGCTTTATCTCAGTATCTAGTATTTTTTAAATCTAAGTACAATGAGAAGCTTCAACAAAAAGGTGAAAAACAACGTCTCTTAGAGGCTGTACTTTTTCAGATTATAACTCCAGAGCTTATCAAACAGCATAAAACAAAAAAAGATGTACGGTCCGATTTAATATACTCAGACCCAGTTTTGAATAAGATACACATAGAGATAGAAGTTTTACAAGATGAGTTGTTTTTATTAGATGGTATGGACAAAACTATACAGGAATTAATTGCAGCTTTTAAACGAGAATTAACAAGGAGAGAAAATGAGCTATACCAAAGACGCAAAGCAGGATGATTTTTTAGTAGACTCTTTAGCTTATGATTTTTGTGATTCTTATAATGAGCGTAGTTTATTATCTGTAGTCTCTAAGTATGAAGATGCTTTTTTTACAACACTTGCTAAAGCCTCAGATATAGACTTCTTGGCACCAGAGTCTAAAGCTTTTTTTGCTATGTTAAGTCTTCTACATAAATCAGGTTATAAGAACTTTGATAAGTCATTGCTTTCAAAAGCAGCAAAAGACTTAAATTGTTCTGATATGTGTAGTGATGTTTTTATTGACGCCATTTTAAATCTGCCATCCTCTGCAAGTAATTTAGATAATTACATGCTAAAGCTTTTAGACGATAGTACTAAGTATAAACTGTATAAAAAACTTAATGGTCATATCACACAGATAAAACAGAATGCAGGTTTAATGGATTCTAAAAATAGTGATGATTTAATAAACTTAGTACAGTCTGATATCTTAGCACTCTCTATAAAAAGTGAAGCTATATCTGAACCACAACATATATCGGATGGTTTAGACGACTACATTTCAAGTATAGCTGATAATAAAATTGAAGTAATGGGTTTGTCTACAGGTTATCCTATACTAGATAAAGTAATTGATGGTTTGATTCCTGGTACTTTAATGATAGTAGCAGCTAGAAAGAAGATGGGTAAGTCAACTCTTTTAACTAATATTGCTACCAACGTCGCTGTAAATGATGGACTTCCTGTTCTATATTTAGATACAGAGATGACTTTCAAAGAATGGCGTGACAGAGTACTTGCTATTATTAGTGGCGTTAAAGAGCGTACTATTAAGCATGGTGGCTTTAAGAAAGATAATGAAATTTATACACGTATCATGAATGCTGCAGAGTATTTAAAAAAGAGTAAATTATTTCATCACTATGTCCCAGGATATAATGTAGATAAAATTTCAGCGCTCTATAAAAAATATAAGTTTAAAGAAGATATTCAACTAGCAGTATTTGATTACGTAAAAGAACCTGAATCTACAAGTGTAGAAGCTGGTAGAAAAGAATATCAGATTCTAGGTGATGTTACTACTAGACTTAAAGATTTATCTGGGCAATTAAATATACCTTTTTTAGCAGCAGTTCAGGTTAATAGAGCTGGTGATGTTGCAGACTCAGATCGTGTTGCTAGATATGCTGATATCGTTGCATTTTGGGGCCTACGTGACAAAAAGATAGCAGATGAGGAGGGTTGGGACCTTGATACTGTAGGACACTATGGGCTAAGTATTAGAGATACTCGTAGAGGTGGTGGCACAAGTGACTTAGGTATTGGTTTTAAATTTAGAAAAACTCGCTTAAGAATATTAGAAGTACCTAAAATGGATCAAGTAGAAAATTTCGACTTCTTAGACGAACCTGTAAAAGTAGATGTAGGTAATGTTAACTCTAATGGACTTGTAGATGAAGATGGCATACTCTAATAACATAGATATAAACGCATTAAAAGAAAGTGTAGACATACATACATTATTATTTTCTTTAGGTTTTAAAATTACTTTAGAGACATCTAAAGAAGTTAGATGTAGTTGTGCCATACATGGCGGTGATAACAAAAGTGCTTTTAGATTTAATAAAGATACTCGTACTTGGATTTGTTTTACACATAAATGTCATAACGAATATGGCTATGATATAATAGGTTTAATAAAGGCTGTACAGAAAGTAGACTTTATGGGAGCCCTTAATTTTTTAAAACAATTAGTAGGTGATAACGTTGTATCTTCTGGATTTATTACTGCTCAGAAATTTTCTAAAGACAAGGATAATTTTATAAAAGGTTACGCTAGGTCCAGGAAGCCAGACTATGTTACAGAAGACCATTTAACTACTTATAGACCATTAAGATCACAATGTTTTCTTAGGGATGGTTTTTCTAAAGCTACTTTAGATTACTTTGAAGTTGCTGGTGGTTTTACAGATTCTCATAATATACTAAGGGATATTATACCAATAAGAGATACTAATGGTGAACTACAGGCGTACTCTTTAAAAGATACTAGGCGCAATCCTCCTGATACTTCTTATAAATATATTATAACTGAGGGATTCGTAAAAGATACAGTGTTATATAATTTACATAATTCTAAACAGTACTGTCCTCATTTTCCTTTAATTTTAGTAGAAGGGTTTAAATCGGTTTGGCGACTATATGATTACGGCATTTATAATACAGCTTGTGTTATGGGTTCATTTGTTACAGAAGGTCAGCAGGAACTTATTAGAGCCCACGCATTAAATGGTGTAGTGCTATTTTTTGATGCTGACTCCGCTGGCTTAGATGGTGCTGTCTTAGCTGAAGCAGCTTTTAAAAAGAAGAACATTAAGTACTCTATTGAAATAATATCTAAAAATGTAAAAAATGCTCTTTGATGAAATAAAATTTCTAGTGTAAATATGGAATTTAAAAAACATGATATATTTAAATGATTAGA